ACCAAAACCATAAAAACCTAGTCCTGGTAAAAATTTAAAGTGTACAAAATAATTTATTTTCTTTTTTAATGGATCATTTTGTATGTAGTTTCTTCTAATAGATAGTATTTCTTGTGAGTCTTCATCGATAGTTATAACATAAGGTAATTTAATTCCTGTCGGCTCACCATCTTGTCCAATATCTTCAAAACCATCTAAATCTAAATCAACATGAAATTCTAAAAGAGTATGTAAGTCTTCGTTTCTTCCAGTTTTCTTTACACCTTCTAGTTCATGTTCTTTTTTTTCAATTTCGCTTTCTTTTCCTTGGCCAGGTAGAGGTATTTCTACATCTTTGTAGAAACCCATAACCTGTTGCTTTCTCAAATCATTTTCTGTGATTTTAATTACGTGAACGATAGATTCCGCATCTTCTAATGAGGTAGCAGAATATGGAACCACTAAATCGTCAGCAGGGACAAACTTAGAAACAGCTCGTCCTAATAAATCATCATAGTAAACTTTTTTAAAAGTTGATCCAGCTAGTGG